TGGTGCCCGGGGCGGGGATCGAACCCGCATGGCCGTGAGGCCGAGGGATTTTAAGTCCACGGCATATGCCGTTTATGGACAATGACTTACCGTCAGGATCGGTCCGCAATCTACTGGTTTTCGATGGCTTGCAAGCGTTGCCCTGTCTCAAGGCTTGGCGAATTGCGGACCGGAAATCAGCGGGTCGGCGTGACTTTCGCACCGCGTCGGTTGCGGGTGTAGTGCTCGGTCATGGTGACCGTCGTATGGCCCAGCTGCTTCTGCGCCTCGCGAATGTCGGCCGACGAATCTGCCTTGTCCGTGCCGGCCTTGGCGCGAAGGTCGCGGAGCTGGAAGTCGTCCGCCTCGATGCCGGCCAGCGTGCACGTGTCGCGGAATGACCGGCGCAGCTTGTCGTACGTCCACGGCTGCCCATCGTCGCTCACGATAAGGCGCGTGGCGTGAACCTTGTACCCCGCCTTGCGGGCGGCGATGCGCTCGAGCAGTTGCGCCAGGTCGCCGGTAATCTCGATCCGCCTCTTCGCGCCGGTCTTGCCCTGCTTGACGTGCAAGAACCCGTCACGAACGTCACGCTGGTCCATCCTGAGCGTGTCGGCCACGCGCTGACCCACGAGGTAGGCCAAATCCATTGCGTCCCGCAGCGGGCCGCTGGCGAGCTTCCAGACGGCGTTGAACACGTCATCCTCGATGTACACGTCGCGCCCGGTCTCCCGGTTACCCTTCACACCGGCGCAGGGGTTGGCCAGGTTGGTGTAGCCCTCCGCGCGCGCCCAGTTCCAGATGTGCGACAGCAACGCCTTTTCCCGGTTCGCACGCACCTTGGCCTTGCGCCATCGCATGAACATCGCCACGTGTTGCGGACCAATGGCTTCCAGTGGGCCCGGCGGGTCATCGAAGAAGGTGATCAGCTGCTTCAGCTCGCGCGCGTTGTCCTTTTGCGTGGCAGGCGCCTTCGTGGGGATGACCTCAGCGCGGTACCGGTCGCAGACGTAACGGAACGTGATCACCGCCGCCGGACGATCACCACTGGCTCGCTCGATTTCGGCCCACCGCTTGATGGCCAGCCCATAATCGCAGCCCAACGGTTCCTCGTGGCGCGGCTTGCCGCCGTGGTCGTAGTAGTAGAACACCTTGCCCGATGGCTTCTTGCGCACGCGCAGGTGCGGCACAGCCTCGGGTCGGGAAGGGAGTCGCCCCATCGTCATGCTGCCTTGTTCGGCTTCCAGCTGACCGGAGCATGCGCCGCCTCGCGATCGCCTTCAACCGCTGCCCGGGTGACCACCGGCCAGCCGTGGGCATCTACGTAGTGCCGGATGCCGTTCTGGCGCAGAAACGCCGCCTGGCCCGCTTTAAGCTTCGTTCGGGTCAGTTCGGCAATCTCGTCACGGGTGAGGGCGATGCTCATGCTGCTGTTGCCTCCGCGTACGCTTGCTGCTTTTCCCGTGCATTCCACCCAGCTATGAATGCCGCTTCGAGTCGATTTTGCAGATACCTCCCGGACGTGATGCCATCGAGACATCTGCATCCTTCGTTCGATAGCATCCATTCGTCTCGGGCTTTTGCCACGTCATTGCGCATGTCTGTCATGCAACTTTCTCCAAATAAACGAACCCAAATCGCCGCTCCCGCACTTCACTGCGGCACGCCCTACACCGATCGAACCGAAGCCGGCCGTACTGCGTCGGGAAGAATTCAGACGTCGCTGGTAGCCATGCGTCAGGGCCGTAGCCGTTGCGGGCGCAGCTGCGGCACTGGGCGTATTCGCCGTCGGGGCGGGATTCGAAGGCGGTCATGCTGCTGCCTTGTACAGCCGGATCAGCTCGCGCAGATCGTTGGCCACTTCAGCTTCTGCCATGTTCTGGCAGACGCTGTTGCCGACCAACCGAACCTGCTCGGTCTTGGAGATCGGACGCCACTCATAGACGCCGGAGCCCGGCGCTGTCTCGAACAGGCCGCGGTCGAGGATGTAGCTGTCCTCGAAGCCCTGCGCCCGGGCCAGCTCGCGCGGTACCAGCATGCGCAAGGTGATATCGGCCAGGACGTAGCCGCCGAGCAGCACCATGTCAGCCGGTTCGGGAAAATGCTCGGGCAGATATTCATGTAGGAAGTCGGCGACGGCCTTGGCGCGGGCGCACAGCTCCGGTGCTAGGGTCTCCTCCGGCACCTGCATGCACTGGATGATGCCCATGCGATCCTTCGTTGGCACGGTATGCATCGGCTCGTCGCAACCCTGCAACTGACCGTCCCCGGCGTAATACTTGACCAGGTACGCGCTCACCAGTCGCTGGTTGGCGCCACTGGTGCAGATGGTCGACAGCGGATCGCGCACGTCGCGGCCGTCGCCATCGTAGAAGCCTCCGTTGGCCTGTTCGAGGCAGGCGGATACCAAACCCATCGCATGGGCCGCGCCGGCTGGGCGCGCCATCTGGCCTCCGGCGGTGACCGTGTGAAGCGGCTCATCAAGCGCGCTGCCGATGCTGTTGAAGCGGAACTTGGTGATGTGCGCGGCCACCAGCGCATGCTTCACGCCACCGGCCACAACGGTGCCGAGCGGTGCTTGCAGATCGAGTGCCCGCGGAGCCTGCCCTTCTCTCTCGCCATAGCCGGACTGAATCAGCGTCGGCGCGACCAAGGAGAAATGGCCGCCCTTGATCTGTGCGACTTGGGTACGCAACGGCTCATCGGCCGGGAATACGCGCTGGGCGCTGGCATTGGCGTGTTCGGTGAGGAACGGCGTTACCAGCGCGTGGTGCGTGCCGCCGCCGGTGACCGTTGACAGCGGTTGGTCGATGCCATGAGTGGATGTATGCGCTGTGCTGGTGCCGCGCAATGGCACGATGAATGGTTGCTTGCAGTCCAGCACGTACCGCCACAATCCCTTGGCGATGCGCTTGCACGTGTTGACGGCCAGTGGCCGCTTTCGGTCGAAGATGGACTTGCCGGCGATCGACCAGTCTATGCACTCGGCCGCGGTACGGTGCGGCTGCTGCCGCCCCTTGCGAACGGCGTCGCTGTCAGGCTTGCCGTGCGTGTCGGCGCTCCAAGTGATGGCCTTGCCATCGCGGCGGAACTTGATCATGAGTCGCTTGCGGATCGTCGGCGCGCCCTTGTCGCATGCGCGGATCTCGCGCCAGTCGGCGGTGTAGCGCAGGCCGCGCACGAGAGCGGCGACCGGCGCGCTGTCGCCAAGGAATTCCACGATCTCGGCCATCGCTGGGTGATCGGCAGCCAGGCCAGTGGTCATTGCGGAGATGAATGCGCGGAAGGTCTCGCCCTCTCGCGCTTTGATCGGCTGGTCATCGGCGCCGAGCGGTCCCCACTTGATGAACTCTTCGACGTTCTCTATCTCGATGACGCGCGGCGCGCACGCCAGCGCCCAGCGCACCACCACCCACGCGAGGCCGCGAATCTTCCTGCTGCGTGGCTTGCCACCCTTGGCCTTGCTGTGATGGCGGCAGTCGGGCGAAGCCCATAGCAGAGCGACCGGCCGGCCGCGCGTCGCGGTGATGGGGTCGACCTCGAAGACGTCAGCTTGGTGGTGCTCGGTAGTGGGATGGTTGGCACGGTGGACCGCGATCGCGATCTCGTTGTGATTGACCGCCACGTCGGGCTCGCGGTATGCGCGCGCAATGCCGGTGCTGGCTCCGCCACCGCCTGCGAACAAATCGATGACCAGCTCCTGGCCGAAGTCGAGACTTCCACTATTTCCATCGGGCATTACTCCGTAACTCCCATCAATTCCAGATCGACCGTATCAACCTGGTCGCGCAGCGCCTGCCGCGCGCGGTTGAGTTCGGTAGCGATCGCGGCGCGTGACCACTCGCTACGAGGCGTGATCTGTTTCATGTGCAGCGCCCCACGCTGGTCACGCCGGAACAGTCGGTAGGTCACCGTTCCGTCGCGCACCACACGGCCCCAGCAGAAGCCGGCGGTCTTCTTCGGGGCGCGGCCACGGAGGTGGCGGTCTTTCATGCCGACTCTCCCGGCTGCGTGGCGGCGGCGAGCATGGCAAGACGTCCAGACCAGTTATTGATCGTCTCTAGCGTGATTTCACCCTCGCCATTCGACGCGCAAATCCAGCAAGCCTCTACCTCGTCTGCCAATTCTTTCAGCCCATCCGGCACTGCGCGAGGCTGGGCGGCAGAGGAGCCTGGATAAGCTGCGCGGTAACGGCGAACGTACACTCCCTGTATCGCAGCGGAGCACTGGCTGGCAGTAGCTTCTCGTCGAAACTGGTTGCCGCCGCCATCAAGCGCGTATATGCGGGAATCGCACTCACTTTTCGCGATGGACAAGCCCTCAAGAACCCCTTTATCGAACTGTCCGGAATTTCCGGATTGTTCGTTCAGGGCGCCATCCGCCTGCACCGCCTGTGCTGGCGGACAGGCCACGGCTTGATGCATTGCATTCGCCAGATTGTCAGCAACGTCGCGTATTTCGCGCAGACCTGGCGCAAGTGGGCATCCACGCAGATATGCAATCGTTTCCTGAACTATGTCCCAGTTGCCATCCACCCCTCCGCGCTCGCCACTCGGCAACAGGTGGGCTACGGATCGACGGAACGCCAGGTACTTCGCTTGCGGCATCGTCACGGTTTCGACGTTCGGCCCATGCACTGAGCCGTCAGCTTTGAACCATTCCGCCATGATTTCCGCGTCGCTCACACCCTCCCGCGCCCGCTCGATCTGCTCAAGGAGGTCGGCGTAGGCAGTGAGAATGGTTAGTGCGCGAGCACCATTGGTGCGCTCAATGCCTTCCCTGCGCTCGTTGTGGATGCGTAGGACAGACAGCGCCTCCCGCACTTCCTCCACCGAATACTCAGTGCTCACGCCGCCATCTCCTCGGTATCCCGCTCCGGCGCCATCAACGTCAGCTCCACGGTCTCCTGAATCAGCTGGCAGAGCTTGCCGGACGTGCGGCCGTCCTGATTGAAGTTGGCCGACCAGCGCACCGTGCAGCTGCCGCCGTCGAGCGCCTCGAACGCGAAGCCGTGGATCTCCACATCGTCGAGCTTCAGCACTTCGTCAAGCGCGAGGCCGGACTGGATCTCGATCTTGTAGCCCGGGAAGTCCTCGTCCCATTTCAGCGGAGCCAGGTGCGGCAGCTTGCGTGCCGTGAGGCCATCGCTATCGCCGAGCGGAAGATCAGCCTGCTCGCCGGCAGCGGGCTTGCGGTACAGCAACTTGCGCAACGAATTGTCGAAGTTGTCGAGCACGCTGCTATGCACGGTCGTCTCCAGCTTGAGCGTGCCGGCGAGGACATTTTCGTCGCCGTGTTTCTCCATTCTTGGCGTGAAACTCGTGATCTTCGTTTGCTGCTGGGAAAGGCTGAACATGCGGAACTCCAGTCGGGAAGGGATGGCCGCCTACGGCGGCGAGTCGTGTTGGGATGGGTTACCAGCGAACGGTCGCGTTCTTGAAAAGGAGTCCGGAACAAACGGCGCCGCTCACTCTTTTGCCGTTGGCGTTCGTCGCTTCGAACGACGTGGCGAAGGTGTCGGACTCGCTGCACGCGAACCACGCATGCCCGGTAACCTTGACATCGGTGAAGCCCTGCGACTCCAGGGCCTTCTTCGCGTCATTGGTGCTGTAGCAGCCAGCGAGTAACAGCATGGCAAGGGCGATCAAGATCAGCTTTTTCATGGTGGTCCTCGTCTGATGAAATGGGTTCCCGGCGCTCTGTATCTCGGCAGCGCCGGGCTTTCGCTTCCTCCCGCTTTTGCCGTGTCGGCGGGTCTTGTCGTTCGGGATCAGGGGGCACAGGCGACCGGCTAAAGCTCTTGCGGATTGCGCCTGTGCACGCATCCGCCGGCATGACTTTCCCTTCGCGATCCCTCTGGTGTGTTCGGTTACTCGCTGAACTTGCCGGCGACGACCTTGCCGAGGTCGATCAGCGGCTGCTGTTCTTTCCTCGGGAGCGTGCGCACCAGGTCGATGGCGGCATCCAGCGCATCCTCGTCGGTGGCCAACTCGATCTTTCGCTTCACCTCGTCGACGGAGAAGGATGGATCGCCATCAGCGCTCGCATTCTTCGCATCGGCTTTCAATGCGGCCTGCTTGAACTCGTCCGGGCATCCTTGAGTTCCGCCGAGCGCGATCTGGTGTTCGCGCGGGATCACCGACCACGTGGACTTGAGATTCTCCATGCCGCCACGTGCCGCAGCTTCGAGGCGGGAGCGAGACCCCTGGACAGTCTCGGACTCGTCCAGTCGCTTGATTCGCGTCTGTTCCTTACGGCCACGTGTGGCGGTGAGAGAAATCGCAACGTCGCGGTCGATATGTGAAAGATGACTGACACGAATGCCGCCAACCTCTTCGCCCCCGAACTTCACGTCGGGGCGGTTGTAGAGCGTCATGCTTCGTCCGATCCATTCGCGGCCATCACTGCCCCAGGCGAACACCAACACTTTGCGCATCGACTTGCACGGTTTGTAGGGGCGACCACCTTCACCCTCGTAGTGGATGACGACAGGTTGTTCCTCGCCACCACCGCGCTGCACATCGGACACGGTGATGGTGATCGGACCGCCAAGCAGTTGCTCGGCATTAAGTTGGTCGGACTTCGGGACGATCGTGTCCCGCAGATCGCGCACGCTAGTCGACATAGCTAATCTCCATTTCGTTTGTGATTGCCCAATCAGGAAGTGCCAGCGACTGGATGCCGCTCGGGTACCCTGGCCAGGTATTGGTTTCCAGGCACGCAGCCATCGTTTCCATGCCGCGCCCGCGGATTTCGTAGCCGCGAGACTCGCCAGCGGCGTCAAGCTGATAGACGGCGGCGAGGTAGGGCGACTTCTTTTCCTGTGCGACGATCAGGTATTGATCGATCAGTTCGCCGCAGGCGCGAGTGCCCTCGCAATAGTGCGCATGCGTCACGTCGTATCCGTAAGCCACGACAGAGCGCGCGAACGCACGAGTGCCTGCATCCTCGGTGGTTTTCAGGTCGATCATCTTTCGGGTGCGACGGTTCCAGCGATCAGCACGTGCCTTGCAGCGCAGGCCTGTAGCCTCGTCCACCCACCACATCGTGACCTCGCTATCTCCTTCAGCGAACAATGCATCGATCTCCGGATCGCGCATCAGAGCGGAATGCATAGCCTCGATCAGCGCGAAGTCGCTGGCCGACAGGCTGATCTTGCCGGCGTTTTTGCGCTCCCACGCATCCCAGAAGGCGACGCGTTCGATGCTCGACTGACTCGGACTCTTCGCGTTGCGCATCGCATCAGTGGGACGCCCGGGCGCGTTTACAGGCTCGCCGACATAGCGCCGAGCAAACAGGTCCGGCAGCAGCACTCGATCGTGATAGGCGCGGCCGAAAACCTTGGCTGGCGTGTCGTCGTCCTCGACCTCGTCGACCCACGCGCGGTAGTGCGCGGGCGTCCTGGCCAGCAGCTTAAGCGCACCACAATTGACGACGCCGAGTTCCTTGCGGTGGTAGACCTCGGCCGGGACGCCCTCGTGGATGCCGGGGGCGTAGTCGAGAATGCTTTCGGGTTGCAGGAGGGCGTTCATTCGCTCGCCCCGCCGCGCAGCTGCGCCCACTCGTCAGGTGTGCGCATCGGGTAGGTATGCTTGTTGCCGTCCGGGTAGACGAGGCCAAGCACCTGCTCGATAACCTCGCCGCAGGTCATGCAGAGCGTGGTTGCCTCGCCCTGCAAAACCTCGACTTCATCGCCAGTGCGACGGATGGTAATTTCGACGCTCACGGCAGCAACTCCGCCTGTTTCGCCGGCTTGTACGTCTCGACCTCGACACCGCCAGCGAGAAGTTCGACCAGCTCGCCCTGCGTCGCCACGGTCGCAGCGAAGCGCTTGCTGACGTGTGCGATGGCCTGCGCGGTCGTACTGGCGCGGACCAGGTGCTTTTCGTCGGTGTCGTCATCGGTGACGGCGTAGATGCGGGTCTGGCTCATGCCTGCACCTCGATCATCCGTTCAACGAGCGCCAGCGCGGACGCCTGAAGCTCGGCGACAGTCGGAGCGAGCTTCGCTTTGGCAGCGGCCCTGGCAGCGTCCCAGGCAGCGTCCCTGGCAGCGTCCCAGGCAGCGGCCCTGGCAGCGTCCCAGGCAGCGTCCC